AGACAGATGATGGGTGCGATCCGTTGATTACCATCGACTTCGAGACCTACTACGCCGTTGACTACAGCCTGTCCAAGGTGACGACTGAGGAGTATGTGCGTGACTCACGCTTCCAAGTTATCGGGGTAGCGGTCAAGGTGAACAACGAGCCGACAGAATGGTTCACGGGCGATATGGAGGAGACCGCTGAATGGCTGGCGGGCTTCGATTGGGACAACCACTTCGTGTTAGCCCATAACGCTATGTTTGATGCCGCGATTCTGACATGGGTGTTTGGGCAGAAACCCAAGGCGTGGCTGGATACGCTGTCTATGGCGCGGGCAATACTTGGCACACAGGTGGGCGGCAGTTTGGCTAAGTTGGTCGAGTACTTTGGATGGGTGTCAAGGGTCTTGAGGTTAACGATGCCAAGGGCTTGCGGCGTGAGGACTTTGGCGCACAACAGTTGGCGCAGTATGGTGAGTACTGCAAGAACGATGTGGAGTTGACCCACAAGCTGTACAAAGAACTTGATGCAACATTCCCAGTGAGAGAGAAGCGCCTTATAGATATCACCATCCGTATGTTCAGCGACCCCCTACTTGAACTGGATACGCAGAAATTGGAAGAGCATTTGTCAGCGGTTCGTGAGCGCAAGGACAAATTGTTTATTGATTCTGGGATAACGAAAGAGGTATTGAACAGCTCAGCCAAGTTTGCCGCTCTTCTCGAGTCACACAATGTGCGTCCCCCAATGAAGCCAAGTCCCGCAGACCCTGAGAAGTACATCTATGCGTTTGCTAAGAGTGACAAAGACTTCTTGAACTTACTGGAACACCCCAGCGAAGCAGTGCAAGCTATTGTGGCGGCTCGTATTGGTGCAAAGTCTACGCTTGAAGAGACACGGACTGAGCGGTTCATCGACATATCCCGTAGAGGGCCGATATGTGGGGCACTTTACCGTCTACCTATTCCTTTGAAATACTACGCCGCGCACACAGGGCGGTGGGGCGGGTCAGACAAGGTGAACCTACAGAACCTCCCGAGCCGTGGCTCAGAGGGTGGCAAGCTCAAGCGTTGCATCGTTGCACCCAAGGGCTACGTCATCGTTGACTGCGACTCTTCGCAGATTGAGGCCCGTGTGCTTGCGTGGTTGGCGGGCGAGACATACATCTTGGACTTGTTCCGCAAGAAAGCCGATGTGTACAAACACATGGCGTCTGCGATCTTTGGCGTTATGGAGAGCGCTGTAAGCGACCATCAGCGCTTTATTGGCAAGACCACCGTACTTGGCGCAGGGTACGGGATGGGCGCGGAGAAGTTCCAAGCTCAGCTATCCAACATGGGCAAGGATTTAGATATCGACACCTGCCGCTTCATTATCAAGCAGTACCGTGGTGTGAATCGCCGGATTGCTGAGTGGTGGAATCATCTGAACTTGGTGTTAACAGCTATTTCAGCCAACAAGCCAATACAGGTGGACTCAGTCGGGCTGATGGAGACATCCCCGTTCACAGGAATTCCGTTGCCCAATGGTCTGTTTCTCAACTACCCCGAGTTGCAACGGAATGCTGGCGGGCAATTCACCTACGAGACACGCACTGGCCCAAACAAGATATACGGGGGTAAGGTGGCTGAGAACCTATGTCAAGCGATTGCCCGTTGCGTCATTGGTGAGCAGATTATCCAAATTGAAAAACGCTACAGAGTTGTGCTGACTGTGCATGATGCTGTAGCTTGCGTAGTACCGGAGAACGAGGCTAACGAAGCTCGGGCTTACATCGAAGAATGTATGCGTACATCACCCCTTTGGGCTATAGACCTACCGCTTAATTGCGAATCAGGCATGGCTCGTAACTATGGAGATTGTTAATGGCAAAACCTATCACTTGGTCGTACAGCAGTTTGGCGTTGTATCAGCAGTGCCCGAAGAAGTACTATCACCTCAAGGTAGCAAAAGATATCAAGGAGCCGCTGGGTGAGGCCATTATTTTTGGTAACGAGATTCATAAGATTGCGGAAGAATACGTTGGTAAAGGTCGTCCCATTCCTGAGAAATACAACCACATAGAGCCAGCCCTTAAGTCGTTGAAAGATATGCCCGGGGAGAAACTTTGCGAGAACAAGCTGGGGCTTACCGCTGAGTTGGAGCCATGCGGGTTCTTCGATAAGAACGTATGGTGGCGTGGCGTTGCTGACATCATCATCTTACAAGGTGACACTGCTCTGACTGTTGACTACAAGACGGGCAAGTCGAGCAAGTATGCAGAATTAAAACAGCTTGAGATTGTGTCCCTTGCAATATTCAAGCACTTCCCTGAGGTAAAGAAAGTCAAAGCGGGCTTGATGTTCCTGTTCGCCGATGACTTCATAAAGACTGCTTATTTAGCTGACTCACAAGAAGAACTGTGGGGCAGTTGGATTTCAGATGTTGGTCAATTGAAAGCTTCCGTAGAAAACGATATGTGGAATCCTAAACCCAACTTTACGTGTCGTGGCTGGTGTCCAGTCACATCTTGCGATCATAACGAAGGAGAGAGAAATGGCTAAAAAATTGAGTAGAGCAGAAAAGATTCGTCGCTTCCTTAAAGCAAACCCCGACATGGCATTGAAAGATGTTGCGGCTAAATTTGATACGACCTATCAGGTTGTGTACATGGTCAGGCAGGAGATGCGCAAGCGCGAGAAATTTTGGGTGCAATATGGAGCAACGACTCCCATGCCCGAACTAGAACCGACAAAAGAGTATTCATATGCGTGGATAGATACCAACCAACTGGACGAAAGCGCCAAAGATGCGCTGGCTTCTAAGCTAATCACCATGGAAGAACCCGCGTCTGACCCAGTGAATCATCCTGCCCATTATAAGACGGGCGGTATTGAAACGATTGACTTCATCGAAGCCAAGCAATTCAACTACAACATGGGTAACGCCGTGAAGTACATCAGTCGGGCCGAACACAAAGGTAACAAGCAACAAGACTTGGAAAAAGCGATTTGGTATCTCAACCGTGAACTAAGCAGGGGTTGACATGTTAGAAATGATTGCAGGGATTCTTGTGATGACAGCAATGCTGGCACTGGGCGCGATACTGTTTGTCTTTGTCTGCGCCATGATTGGCTGGATGGTTTACTCAACACAGAACGGAGGAGATGATGATTGAGAAGCTAAAAATCTTTTTTACGTGGGTTAAAAATGTTTGGTTCAGACCTTTTGTTGTTCAACCCATTCAAGACATCACGCCCAAAGGGGAAACACTTAAGCGTAAGTATGACAAGCAAAAATCCAAAACGCTTTCAGACTTACTCGATGAGTTGGAGTACACGTTTGATGCGATGGAGATTGACTACGACAGGCTATCTTATCTATCAAAATCCGATGTCAAAGGGCTTAAGAAGTATGGCGTATCAGTAGTACCCGAACTGGTAAATAAATCTGATAAGGACGTAAAAAAATCTACCATTAATGACGGCGCGGAGCTACCATCCATTTTGTTTATGGCTATAAATGATGGGGAGTCGGTAAGCAACAAGAAAAAGTTTATGCAGCCTGATTTCTTTTTTGCAATTAAGCAGAAGAAATGCCCTTGGTTTGTAGCCAAACAAGCCGGTGTAATTTATAACTGTGGTTTTGGTTATCGAGATGCATGCGATAAAAATAAGAAAATTCTTTGGGTTAACTTTTACATAACGGTCAATCAAAGTAGGGAAGTATTGTGTACGCACTATTTAGCAAACAACACGGTGCAAACGCCTACAGGTGTGTACAACAAAAAATCTTGGGTGGTCTACAACTGGGGTAGAAATGATTTAGAAAAAGACTATGTTTCAAAGATAGTGGCGCACTATTTCAACACATGGATAGGCAAGCGCACGATGTGGTCAACCACAGTGGAACGCAATGAACACCGCGCAGTTTTCTACGTCGACCCTAGAGAAACAAAGGCATACTTCAAAGGGCGAGACAAATCTGTTACTGAGAATGGCTCTACCAAACGCATCATTCACTTGGTTGAAGAGCACGAGCGCAAGTATTTAAATGGGCGTGTAGCTGTTGTGCGTGAACACATTAGGGGATTGAACAAGTTCTCGTGGAAAGGTTTTGATTGTTACGTGGCCGCACCAAAATTTCACATTGATGTTCAGACCTTTACAGAACCAGCAGAGGACGTCGCTGAAGAAGATGTTGGTGTAGGTAAGAGATACGTTGATACTTCAACATTTGCAGATATGTTGCATCAACACGGCGGTCAAAAACTTTAACACAGGAGTACACATGACTGACGAGAAAAATAAGGGGTTGAACTTTGTTGTTCGCTCGCTGGCAAATGACCCCGACTACATCAAGTGTCCACGGTGTTGGCACTACACACATGAGGGGTTCCACAACTACGACAACCTGTGCGACAGATGTTGTAGCAACATGGTTGAAGGGTGGCCTGACCATCCCGACACTGCGCACATTTTGGAGTCAAGGAAAAAACAACGGGAGTATTTTTCCGCAGCAGCAGTGGCGGCAAGGAAGCAAGGGGACCCCATGATTGACCCGTACCGCATTGCAATGGAGTTTTATTTGAAGGAGAAGCTATGACACCAATCGAATTTGTTGTTTTTGAGGGTGACACTGACCCTAACCAGCCGGTTTATCAAATAGCCGAAGCCATGCACAAGCTAATAAAAATACATAGCTCTGGCGCAGAGTGGGAAGTTATCGGTTACTACTACGGTGACGAAGGTCACATGGTGTTGGACATCAAGGAAAAGAACACATGATTGAACTTATTGCAGCATTTGTTGTTGGTTTAATGACAAGACCACTTTTTGATTTGCTTTTTTTCTTCTTAAAGAACGCCATTGAAGCCAAACTAAAGGAGAAGAACACATGACAGACGAAGAACGATTGCAAATGATTACTGAGCAACTGCTTATCGTGCGTGACAACCTGTTTCGCGGTATGAGCAAATCAATGCAAAAGTTGCAAGCAAAGAGCATCAATGAGGTGCTTGAACTGCCAAACTTTACAGAGTCACCACAGCGCACAGAGCAGAACTTTTGCTCACGTTGCGGCAAACGCACAAAAGATTCGACCCACATTCATACTTGCACACCACCACATGATTGACCGAATCATCATCAGCACAGTCATGGGGGTATCAGGCTGGTATGGCTTATTCCCCGACACGCCACAACCTTTTACTCCAACACAGTTACAAGAAAAAGCAAAGGAGAAATCCATAAGCAAGATGTGCGACAGGAAACCCAAGAGCAAAGAAGCAAAAGATTTGTGTAGAAGATGGAGAAAATAAAATGCTTGAACGTATAAGAACATTCTTTGGTAGGGAGAAGGGTATGCACCCAAACAAGTCAACCATTGTTGCCCAGGGAACAGCGTGGTACTGTACTGAATGTAGGCTGGTATTTATAACTAAGTTAGCTGGCGATCAGCACAGTTGTGAGTATCGTTTTCAAGACGCAATTGTAGGGATGAGAAAAATGCCGAGACCAAAATCTGAATTAACAAAGAGTGGCAAAATCATTGGCATTCGAGTAACACAAAGTGAGTATGAAGAATATACAAAGCTTGGTGGTGGTAAGTGGATACGTAAGTTGCTACAACAAAATAGAGACAAAAGGAGCAAAAATGGAAAAAGTTACTAATAACGTCTTTGATTGGAGAGGTCCCAGTCTCTTCACCAAAGACAAAGAACTAAGACGACACGTACTTGGTGTGCAATCAGCTAACACAAGAAAAGAAATAGAAAACAGTCTGATTAAAAAAGAACAGTTTACAACTTACTGCAAAGCTAGAGATCCAGGAGAGAACAAATGATAGCTACTGTTTTTGCTCTTATCTTAGGTGCAATAGTTGGTGTAGGTACGCTAGTATTGTTTGCAGTAGTACTAGCGCACCTCCAAGACGTTGATAGAGACTAGGCGTAAGCTCTAGTACCCTGTTTATCAATAATCAAAGCCATCGAACGTGGTTTAGCATCCTCTGTATTGGGGATGCTTACGTGTGTCCACCTATCAAACTCACGGATAACTTGGTCGTACTGAAGATTCGCCCCTATGATGGCAGATACAACTTCGTTAGGAGTCATACCAGGAACACGAATATCAGCAGCACACCCACGCCGATGTTGTGATTTGTCACTCGAACCTACTGCTTTGTTAACTTCAGCACAACGAAAAGCAGAGTTAATCATAATAGGTTTGCCACCTAATACTACTTTAACTTCTTCTAAGAACTCAGCTAAACGAATTAGGTTGGCTAACTCTTCATCATTGGGGGTGTTGTCAAACTCACGATGATCAGTGTGTGTTAGTTCATCAAGAGTAAAGTTGGGGCTTAAGTTCATGGTTTTCCTTTTAGAGTTTGGTAAATAGAATTGTAGGCATCAATGCAAGCATTTAATTGTCTTGTGTTTTCATCTCCTTTGTCTGTGATGGCGACAAGAGATCTAGCAATCGTTGGGTCAAGTTCGGCTGTTGCTTGAATGCTATCTCTGGGGGGAGAGGTGGTATCTGTGGAGGTTGATATGGGGCAGTCGGGGGCTTTGATAGGAAGCCGCAGCTTGAGAGCACCAGAGGCAATAGCAGAGTCCCTCTTAGCAATTTGAATCTTTGCTTCATTGTTCACCTTTACTAGTTGAGTTGCAGTTTTATTTACAGCAGATACAAGAGCCTGTTCTTTTTGTCTAGACTCTTCATTGAGCTTAGCAATTTCAGCTTGTTGTTTCAAGACTTCATCTTCGCTGCCCTTGTAATAGCCTCCTAAAAAGCTACTAGTAACAAATAAGATGATGCCTAAAAGTACCCAGGGATTAAACAAGCTCATGGTTTTGGGGACTCATCGTTATCAACAGCTTCAGCTTTAGCTGTTGCTGTAGCTATAGCTTTGATTCCAGATCTACCAGCAACACCACCAAGTACACCAGTGATGAAGACCATGATAGTACTAATCTGCTGGGTATATACCTTATCAATAGGAGCCATTCCAGCCATAGGCTGAGTCACATAAGTTAAGGCATAAAGAAACATAGCAACTGATCCAAGCAAAATCAAGATCAAACAAACAATAACAAAAGCCCACACTCGTACTTCAATCTCTTCAGCAGTAAGTCGGTTGTTAGGTTTATATCCAATAGTAGCCATCATTTTTTCTCCTGTTCGGTTTTAACGAGTTGCTCTGGACAAGTACCAGTAGCGGTACAGATTGGAGGTTTACATTCAGGCTCACTCCAATTCTTTGGGTCTTGACACTTGTACCGAAAGCGGTCTTCACAACCAGTAAGAACCACTAACAATACAGACAGAAACCAAATCTCATATACATTCATTTGTTTTTCTCCCTTTGTTGACTTTCAATTTGACGTCTTAATTTTTCAACCTTCTCAAGTTGCTGCTTAACCTCATGCTTAGCATCTAAGATATCTAGATACAACATTGCACCCAAGGGAAGTAGAAAAGCAATCAGAATACAAGCTGCAACCCACCCCACTATGTCTTCCCCCAACGATTTACGAACAACAGCCACGCCCACAGGTACACGAGGAAGATCAAAGTCGCTATTAGGTATGCTGACTTTGCGTGCAAGTTTCGCTTTGCTTCCTCCCGTTGCCATTTTTTAACCCGTTCTTTAGCTTCTTCCTTAAGCCTAGCACCTTCTTGTTCCTCCTTGATGATGTCTCTCATCTCAAAGGTTTTTGAATACATTGCTCCCATTTCTGGGGGAGATTGATAAACCATAATCTCACGTATGGTTTTCTCTAGTTCTGCCATCTGATCTAAAGCCATAACTCTTTTAAGAGCCGCTTCCATTAGATTAGCATCTGGGTCATACACATTCTTAGATTTCTCTTCTTCTTCTCGAATGTGTGTTGCTAATTGTTCTTGAAGTTTAAAAAACTCTGTGAGTTGTGAGACTACATTTACCATCACTTGAGTCTCATCAACAGCTACATACTTATCCTTCTTTTTCGCCACAGGCTTTGTCGTGACTGGTTTTTCCTTGGATTTAAAGAAATTACTAAAGTTACTCCAAAATCCAGTAACTTCCTTATACATTCCAACAGCTTCTTCAACAGTGGACTTAACCTCCATGAATGAGCTTTTGGCTTGTTTGTAAAGCTCACAACCCTCCCTTATTGCTGCAACACAAGCGTTGGCTGCAAAAAGAATGCTGATAGGGTCCACACTGTTTAATGTCCATTGTTATGTTTTTTAAGACTATCAAAATAATTAAGTTGGGGCTGTGTATGCTGTGACAACACCACTGACAACTGTAAGAGAACCATCAGTACCCGAAATAGTTAATTTAGCTAAAGCTACAGTAGCAGAAACACCTGTGTTTTGAGTAGCCATAGTACCTAGACCTGTAACATCAGCAACAACAACAGCTCTAAACGTAGGAACACCAGCAGAACCATTAGGAGCTGCCAAAAAATAATTAGCAGTCTTGGAAGCATAGGGATTTAACGTATCACCATAGGCAGCAGCTAAAGAAATAGCGGGAGTAGTACCACCACTAGATGCTACTGGAGAAGTTCCTGTAACTGACGTAACAATAGCACTACTAGCTGTCCAACTGGGAACACCAGCAGCAGTCATTTGCAATAAAGACGTAGATGCAGGAGCAGGTAACTTAGTTAAATTGTTAGTGGAGTTGCTATATATTATGTCCCCTGTGTTGTAGGTAGTTAGTCCAGTACCACCATACTCAGGTTCAATAGGAATATCTAATGTGGAAGCAGTACCAAAAACTCTATCACTAAGTTTTTGAAACCAATCTCTCCAAACAAAACTCTCTTGAATCTTGTCTTGGGGTATAGGAAAAGTTGTTTTAGTTGCCATTTATTGTGCTTCTTTATTAAGATTTTCTCTTCTTTTTTCTAAAGCTTTTTCTTCTCGATCATGTTTTGGTGTCCATTCCATTCTTCCCCTTCTAATTTCTTTGTCCCTATATTTCCAGGCGTTTTCTTTAACAGCAAGTTCTCGTTCTGCTCTTGCTAGTTTATTTTGTTCAGCAGTCTTACCATACACAGGGAAACCCATTGTTCCTAGTAACGCTCTTTTAGCACCTTCTCCTTCAGGAGCACCAACAGCAGCTTGTATTTGGAAAGGTAATGCTGACTGACCAATAGCTTTAAGCCTACCAGCAGCACTCATATCAACTAATTTAGGAGCAGTAGGACTGGCATACTCTAAACCACCAACGCCAACAATAAGAGCTTTAGGAATAAACCCAAGTTTATTAGACAAAGTTTTACTTGGGTCCATAATCCAGTGATAAGGTTCCATAGCGTGCTTCATAGCTTGCATAGACGTACCATCAGGATATTCAATACGGGTTGGATCTTTGTTTTCCCAAAGATCTCTACCAGAGATCATGTTATTAATAGCATTAACTAGAGTTGCATACAGCAATGCTGTTTTAAATTGATACAACCTAGCATAGTCAGCTTTGGTTGTAGGGTTTACCATGCCTTTAATGCCTTCAATAGGTTGCAATTTAGTAGGATTTAGAGACTTGGGTAAAGCAGCAGTAAAGGCACGGATAGTAGAGATAGTCCAATCAGGAGCAAACAAACCAATTTGCAAAGCTCTACGACCTTCAGGACTGTACGCAGCCATAGCCAAACGTTTGGCATACTCATTTTCAACTTTTCTAGCAGCTTCAAACCAATTCAAACCACCAAAGCTATCGTTAACAAAAGAAGCAATCTCTTTACGAGAAGTAATTTCATCAAAGGGTTTACCCCCTTTAGCAGCTTGTAGTCTAGCTTTTTCTAAGTAAGCATCAGCAACCATTAACTTGCCACCAGTGTGCAAGTAATCCCATGTGTACTTATCAAAGATACCCAGGGTATATTTTTCAACAGTAGACATAGACTTCTCAAGTACACGAGTCTTGGGTCCGTACTTACCAATCATTGTGTCTGCAAATTTACCAATAGAACCCAACATACCTTTAGAAACATCTTCAGGAGCATCTAATTGCAAACCATCTCTTCGTATCCAAGTGTCTACGTTGTCACCCAAACCACCTTTTTTAAACTGCTCAACAGCCTTAGTGATAGCAGACAACTGGAGATCTTTACCAGTAACAGCCTTAACACCCTTTTCAACTAAAGGAAGAACAATGGCATCTTTAAGAGGAGTCCACAAAGGAATCTTGGCACTAGACAACACTTCCATTAAAGACTTAGCATGAAAGAAAGAACCAATAACGTTGACACGCTTAACAACTTGAGAAACAGTTCCCAAAGCTTGCATTGTCATACCAGGACCAGAATCAAACACAAACTTTAAAGGAGCTACCAAGTCAGGATGAATAGCAAAACCACCTAAATCAGGATGATCCATTTGTTTCCAACCATAAGGCAGTGGTTGTTCAGGAGTAATAGGTTTAATTAAAGACTCACCCTCAACATTCCTAACCTGTTTGATGTTGGTTATTAAACTTTTATTTTCAATAGCCTTTTCAACAGACAGAGCATAGTCTTTGTAGATGTCTGCAAGGTTGTCTGTCTTAAGTTTAAAACGATAGTCAAGTCCTTTAGACTCTAACCAAGTGTTGATACCTTGAATGTGATTAACAAGGTCTTCACGAGTCTTAAGTCTACGCTCTTGTCCGTATTTGGTTGTAGTTTTAGTGCCATCTCCAGATGCCTTTTCTCCGTAGCCAAAAACATCCCGCATAAACTCTTCGACAGCACCCTTTGGAGCATTACCTTCTGATACAACATTACGGGCTACATAGTTCTCATGCCAACCTTTAATAACATCATTCTCTAAAGCACGTTTACCAAGATCATCCATTAAGGTACGAAACTTAGTTGCAACTTCTTCGGCTTTACCAGTAAGAGGAACACCCTTATCTATATCATAGGTAAGTTGTTCAAGGTTAACGTCTTTACCAGCCAACTTTTTAAGATCGCTAGTGTTGTTGTGAACAATGCGTTCATTAGCTACTTTGCTAGTAAGATTAATACCAACAAACTTTTCAACTTCTTTAACAGGTTCAGGCCAAGTCTTTTTAAACTGCTGCCATCCCTCAAAGAACTTAGTAGCTTCTACATCACCATGCTTTTCATAGATGTCTGTAGCTATTTTTATAAATTCTTTTTCATCTTTAACGTTACGTGGATCAGGTTTAGTAGGCTCACCAACAATCTCACCTGTTGAGCTTATAACTTTAGAAGGAAAAGATGTACTAGCACCATCTTCACGTTTAAAACCTTTGGAGGTTTCAACAAGAGTTGCACCATAGTCCATAACATCGTCAAAGACTGTACGTTCACTTTTGGGAATGTTTAAACCTTCATTAACAATGTCCTTAAACTGTTGCCACAAGTTACTAATAACACCTGTTGTAGGCTCAACAGATCTTATAGAATTTAAAATTTGTTTAAACTCTTTATTAGTAAAAGCTTCAGCAATAAATTCGTCAGCATTAGTAAAGCCATAGGGCTTACGATTGTCTCTTTCAAATGCTTTAAGCTCTCCAATAGTAGGAGCAATATTGTCCTGTTGAAATTGTTCTAAAGCTTTTTGGTATCTACTCTCATGTTCTACTGCAAATCTTTCTTGCAAATCTTTAAGCTTAGTAGCAGCAACAGAATCACCTAGATTAATAAGACGCTGAGTACCAGCGTGCATAGCTTCGTGGGCTAAAGTTCTAATGTCTCCATCCCGTGCCATTTCTACTTTGTGTACTTTATCTCCTGTGTATATACCAGCAGCATTTTGTTCTTTGCCATATTGATCAGTATATTTAAGGTAATCATTTGTAAAGCTAAGGTCAGCATCACGAATAAATTGAGATTCATTAAGAACTCTAAGTAGAGCCCGTTGACCTCTAGTACCCAATCCATCTGTAGAAAGTATCTTGTCAAAAGCTTGTCCAACAGTTCTACTACCATACAAATGGTCGTGTACTTCTTCCCATGTAGGTATTTTTTTATCTACAAATTGGACTTCAGGCATAGAGTTCTCTAAGCCTCTTATCTGTTGGTCTGCTTTAATTTGTTGAGCTTCAATTTGAGCAGCAGCAGCTTTATTGCCAGTGTTTAAAGCTTCTTGTCTTTGTACTTCAAGATCAAGAAAAGCTTCTTCTTGAAGTTTACGAATAGCATCTTTATGTTCTTGTCTAGTAACAGGAACTTTAACTTCTTCAATAGGAGGCTTAGTCTCACTAGGAGGTTGTTGGTCAGTAATCTTAAAACGCTCATCACCAACTTTACGTAGATCACCACTACGTAATCCAATTGGTTCACCGACTGTACCTTCTAATACATAATCTTGGGGAATCTGACCAGCACGTTTAGCTTGGTCTACAGCAGCTTGGCGTTCGTGGAAATTACCACGTTCATCTACAAAGCCTTGTTCGTGGGTATCAATAGTTTCAGCTTTACGAGCCTCATCATGTTTAGGACCCATCCGTTCTATTTCACCAGTCTCTTTGTTCCTAATAGCAGTTTCAATTAAAGGAGCTACAGCATCACGCTTAGCTTTAGTTTCTTTAAGTTTGTTTAAGAATTCTGCTTTTTGTTGTGATGTAGTACCTTCTTGGGTAGGAGTTATTGGAACTTCTTTAGGTCTAAACTTTGGAGGTACAGTCTTCTCACCAAGCGCAGTTAATTTGCCAGGTAATAAAGCACCACCACCAAACTCTAAAAGAGTCTTACCTAAGTCTTGGTCTTCACCTGTAGCAGCACGTTGTCCAGCACCCACACCAGCTTGAATAGTACCTGAGAAACCACGTTCAGCAAGACTTCTACTGAGGGCTGTAGAAGCAGTCTTAGTAGATACAAAAGGACCAGCACTAGCAAGTTGACCAGCTAATGCAGAGTACTCGTTTTGTTTACGACCAGCATCACGAGTAGCTTTATCAACGCTTAACATTGACATATATTTTTTAGCTAAAGGACTTGATTCTTCTAAAGCATTTAAACCTGCTTCTCCAAGATAGTTAGCACCAAATCCAGCAGCACCACCAGCAACAATAGTTGCAGGAATAGCAACGTAAGGACCAAATGGAGCAGTAGCAGTAGCTACAGCAGTACCAACACCTACACCAACAGCAGTAGCAGGAGAAGCCAATATAGCTTCTCTAGTAAATGTACCTAAACCAGTAGTCTTAGGAGGTTCTTTAGGAACTAGATCATCAAAAGAAATATCAACTTCTTTAGAAGGTGTTGTTGCATCTTGTTGTTTACTAGGAATCAGATCATCAAAGGAGATGTCAGCAGCCATACATTACTCCTTAAATGAAACACCAGCTTCTTTTAACCTAGCCTTAACTTTTTCAGGATCAGCACCATTCTTAATGGCTTCGTTAGCCTTTTTAATAGCCGCATCATTTTGAGCCTGAGTCAACTTAACAGCAGGTTTGTTACTAGTAGCACTAGTACTACTAGGGGTCTTAGTATCTTTTGGAGGAGGAGCATCAGACTTATCTAGTCTGCCTTTTGTTTCTCTTTGTTTTGGACCAAGAGACATTGTGTCAATGCTTTCAAGTTCTGCTTGGAGAGAATCGTATATACGATCTTTTTGTTTTCCTTCTGGCATGGCTTCTAAAGCATTTAATTTTCTTTGAACAACTTCTTGTTTAAGTTCTTGTAATTCACGCCAAGCTTTAGTAGATGCTAGTTCTGCTCGTTTTGTATCACTGCCTTTAGTGTCTTCTACTGGTGAAGAACCACCACCAAAAACACTAAAGATTCCTACTTTTGTTTCATCTACTTTTACAGCCTTTTTAAAAGCATCTGTAGCTTCTTGGACAGGTCTTTTATATTCCAAATCAATACGACTAGCATCTCTACGAAATTGACCATACTGTTTATCTTCTCTTTTAGCATCAGCTTCATCTTGCTTGTCATCTTTGCCACCAGCTTTAGCAGTTGCTTTTGATTTTATATTTTTACCAGTTGCTTCTATATTTTCACCAGTTGCTGCTATGTTTGCACCTCTAGCCTTTATGTTTTCAAGTTCTTTTTCAATAGCTTTATTAGCAAGCTCAGCTTTTTCTATTTGAAGATCTAAAACTTTAAGGCGTGCCTCATTAGCAGCCATATTGTTTTTACCTTCACCATTGTTCATCAAGGCTTCAAGTTGTGCTCTTTGTAGTTTACGATCTGTTTGTTCAAAGAATCCAGGAATATTTGCCTTAACAGATGCCTTCATGGGATCAGGCATTTTGTTAATTAATTCTGTCATCTGCTCATCTGTAGCACCACGAACAGTAGCTAGAGCATTACCAATTTGTAATCTATTCTCTTCGTGTTCTTTTAGTGAGTTTATAATTGATTTAGAATCTTCTGAATCAGCAAGTCTAGTAAACCTTTCACCATCAGCTGAATCAATACCCATAACAGCAGCTGCTAACTTACGGCTTTGATCTGCTGGACTTAGTCTTGAATACCCTGGATCTGCTGTAACTTTAAGAATAGCTGCTTTCTTTTCAGCATTTACATCAATTTTAGATTGATTAACAAGGTTAGATAGTCTTGTTTGTTCAATAGCTTTTTGTTCTTGTTCTATTTTTAATGCAGCTTGTTGGGGAGCATATAAAGCCTTAAGGCGATCTTGTTCTAATTTAAGTTGTGTCTCTTCTGCACCAGCAGCTATAGCGGCAGCATCATACTGAGAAGCAATTGCGTTTTGTTGTAACTGTCTAACAGCAGTACTGCCAGCAGTTAAGTCAGACATCATATATGCCATAGTATTATTCCTTAATAATCATAAATAGCTGAGCCACCACTTGTAAATTCATTTCCCATACTATCAAAGTAGTTGCTGCCACCAGAACCACTTCTGTTATATATTTGACTAATACCTTGAGCAATACCACCAAAAGCATTTAGTTGTCCAGCTTGGGCTAAGTTACCTTGAGAGACAGCAGAACTTTGAGAGGGTAAAGTAGTAGCACCAGAACCTTGAGCAAGACGATTAAGGTAATCAGTCATAAATCCATAGTAACCTTGTTGAGCAGTTTTCTCTAAAGCAATTTGCTCATTACCAGACCTCATCATTCCAGATGCAGCAGCACTACGTTTAGAAGCTTCTAAAGCAGGAGCTAAAATGCCACTTTGGTATTGACTAAATCCAGGCATTTTTGTAATGTCGTATTGATCTGGTGTAGTCAAAGCTCCAGAATATAGTTGACCAAGTTTGTCTCGATATGGTAAAAATGGATCATTAATTTTTTGGGCTTCAGCAGAAGCAGCACCAGAAGCACTACCTGATCCACTACTAGGACCAAATCCCAAAGCATTAGTAATGGCCCCGCCTGTTAAGGTATTAATACCTACAGCTATAGCTAAATATGATCCAGACATTTACTTGCCCTTCCAAAGATTGTTTATTTTCATAATTTCTCTGTAGTCAATAGTGATCTCTTCACCTTGATCACCACCTGGGGTTCCTTTAATATTCTTAATTGCTACTAAGAACATATCGCCCACATTGTTTTTAAACGCCATTGCATTAGGATTCTTAGAGTGGTTGATTAGATACCCCGCAGGGGTTCTACAATTACCAAGTCTCATAGGTGCAATGATGCTATTGATTGGGATAGCAGCAGTAGAAAACATACCCTTACCTTGGATGGGAGAGTTACCAGCACAAATGCTATAACTACCATCTGGAAAAGGAATGCAATCTTCTCTGTGCTTAGATACTAGCTCAATGTCTTCAACAGTCCAACCAGACTCTTCAACCACTGCTAAAAAATCTTGACGATCTTCTTCATGCAGTGGATAACGATCAGCCAGTTGTTTTGCTTGATGTTCTTTAAGATCATCTGGAATAACAAACAAAGTAGATTCTAAATACTCTACATCTGTGCTGTTAGACACATAGATATTTTGCCACACAACATCTTCTAATGTAAGACCTAGTTTACTTCCAGCTTTGGCTACAAACATATAAGGAGCAGTTAAAATCTGAGGAGCACCACTGGTGTCTATAACCTGTAAACTACCTTTAAGTAGTACGTTCATATGTTCAGAAACGTGTTCTAAACCAACTACGAGTGTTCTTTTGGGATAGTGTGCTTCACGGATGTATAGACCACCCCCAAACCTGTGGACAGTAGAAATCTCTCGTTGCTCAGTTTCAAGTAAAGCTTTACCCAAAGCCATCTTGCCTTTTGTAGTTTGAAGGTCAAATCCTTCTTGAGAAACAACTGAGTCTATAATTTCTACAGCATTATCCAAAGTTATCTCCTGTAACGACTACCACCAACTTCTTGTTCTTGATCCATTTCACCAATTCTAAAATCAATTTCAGCTGAATCTAATCTAAGAGATGTGTTACTAGTAACAAGAAACTCCCAAGCTCTACGCCTATCAGCACCACTCAAATACACCTGTGCTCTAGAAGCATTTAGGTCAACTGGTCTATAGCTAGACCAAGTAACATAGTCATCTCCTGTATGACGTACTTGCATTGTTCCACCTATCTTGTCTCCAATAATCTCTAATCTTCCATAGAACTTACGTTTAGTAATTCCATTGTCTATGATGTCCGTGACAGTACGACAATAAATAGGTTGACCATTATCCCTATAAGTAGTTGAGCTAAAATAATACAACGTAGCTGTGTCGTCATCTAAAACATAAGCAATATTATTTAAAGTTGTAAAAAACGCTGGACGAAAATAAGATTCTTGATAAGTACCTGCATTAGGTTGACCAGTAGATTGAATAGAGTACTGAGTCCATGTGTACCATATTTTTTCATTTAGGTCATACACTAAAGTCTTTTGAGTACCATAAAGAGTCAAAACATATAAAGTGTGTCCGTCAATGGTATAGCAATAAGCAGTTACTTCACTAAGAGTGTCATCTTCTAAATGACGATCTACAGAAGCTGTAGAAACTCTAACAGGAGATACACCATCTAAAAGATAAACAGAACGACTGTTGGTCTTTGTAGACCCTATCCAAAGTACTGTGTTACTAGTAGCAACAATACTGTCTCCAGAAGCACAACCAATTTCAGAGGTGTAACTACCAGCAATAGCTAAAGGAGAACCAGTAGCATTACCAGCATCATAAAAATACTGAGTACTAGCAGCACCAAAAGCTACAAGGTAATTAAGATATTTAGCAATACCAACAAGCGTGTCTGTAGTTTGTTCAAAACTTAAATAATTTAAAGCAGTCCAAGTAAGCGGATCACCAACATTACAGTTGTAAATACGATTGTTTGTAGTACCAATAAAAATATAGTTATCTAAATATACAACACCAGAAACATAAGGAGCTGTAGGCAATGTGGTCATTGCTATAGATGCACCAGATTGATCGTATAAATAACCTGTAGCTTTATTATGAAAAAACAAATAGGTATCTAAGAATGTTTTAACAAAATAACTTTGGTTAGTTGCAGAAGACGTAGTACCTAGAGTTGTAACAGCATATGGAGAGCTGGAGTTGATTTGATAGATAGTGTTATTAATAACAGCTATAAATTTGTTGTTAAATGAAACTAGCCCTTGGCTACGTGTACTAGCAGGAGGTGTAATTGAAACAATTTGTTTAGCAAGTACAAGTCCAGGTCGTTTAACAAACTCTCGTTTTTGATCTCTAGATTCAAAGAAACAATTAGAAGAATAGGAGTCTTTATCAAAAGATCCTGTTCTACTTTCAATGGGTTGTGTAAGTGGGATACGTTGTGTAGCCATACTTATCGTCCATAAGAGTTGTTAGATGTAGACCTAAAATCAGGCTGAAAGAATGTACTAGAAACTTCAACATCCCAATCAGATAGTTGGGCTTTATATGAAGCTGCTCTTAAACTAATTTCTTGTCTAGCATTCATAGGAACGCCGTACTCAAGAGCTAGTTGATCTGCAAGATTCCACATCAAACAGTTCATCCATTCATTAGGAAAGTCAGGAAAATCTGTAGCTAAAGTAATATCATCTAAAGGCATTTGGGCAATAATGTGTAACTCTAAATTAGTTTGAGCATTACTGTCGGGAGTTAGATACACATACAAAAGACCATTAAGTTTTTTAATATCATAAAAAATACTGTTGGCTGTACCAGTAGAAAACTTAGATCCTAAAACGTTATATTCTTGTTTAGAAAGAATCATCACAGGAGTATCTATAACTGGAGTAACTGTTGTAGTGCGATAGAACCCCTGGATAACTTTAAGAGGTCTGTCTGTAATAGCTATAGTAGGAGCAAGAGAGTTGTACATCAAACTAGAACTAGCTCCACCTAATGTATAAGATGTTTGGTTAGCAGTTAAAGGAATAATTAACTCTGCTATTTTCCACAGCTTAAGACCATCAATACTAAATTGTTTGATAAGTAGATTTAAAGACATATTAGCATTGGCAATAGTCTCTGCATCAGGTGTACTTCCGACCTCAAGTATCCCCAGCTTTCTTAAAGCTAAAGAAATAATTTGATCTCTAGTTATGGAATAGGTTGAAGACATAGTTATCCTTGAGTAACCTCATCTGCTGGCAATGGTGTATTGCCCTCTGCAAGCCACTTTAGGTAGGCTTGGTAGTCTGTGTTGTCAGGGTCAAAGGGGATGCAAGCACCATCGCTTATGCGGATTATTGCACCATCTACAATAGAGCCATCTAAATTTTTATATTGTTTATACATTTATAACTCCGATGAAATAAGTAATATTCCAGATTCATTTGGAATCATTCCAATAGGTCTATTTAAAGTCAATCCTGTAAAGTTGGCAAAATTAACAAATACACCTTGTGGCGTAACACGAGTTCCAGAATTTATTACTGCACTAGCAGAAGATTGAGTGTAGTCGGCAGTAGTAAAATCAGAAAATTTTGCAGCGGCACTTAAAGATACAGTTGGGGAAGCCCTCATTTCAACTGAAAAATTTATTACGGAACTTACAGTTGTTGTTGCTTGACCTGCACCCATCATTCCTGTTACTTTTTGGAAGTACCTCTGACACAAAGCCAACTCAGTCCCAATAGGTCTGTAATCAAAAGATGTTGCTGTTGAGCCTTTTTCTAGCTGTACGCCTGTGATGTAGAAAGTAGCGCCGTTTGTTCCGACTACTGATGTTGCGCCTGTGGCAGAAAGAATTGTTGAAGATGCCGCCCATGCGCCAGCAGTACCGCTGTATGTAGAGCCAACACCAAGACCAAATATCATATACAAACCAATACCATTTGTGGTTAGCCATGTGCCAGATTGGTCACCAGCAATGGTCACACTCTTTTGTTCCCAAGTATTTGCCACGGAAATTGTGTAGGTAAAAGGATAAGAACGAACTTCAGCAGAGTTTTGTAAAGCGCCACCAAATGTTCCTGTTAATGAACTACGCACCCAAAAAGAAATAGTGATTGTTGATGCTGACGCTGTACCCCATGCCAAATCATAAAAATTTAAACCTTCAATAATTTGTGAGATAGAAAAGTAATCGCTTGCACCAATAGAGTATGCAGAAGATGAAGTAACGCCTAAGTAATTTTTAAACCCTGCTGGAGGTGTAACAGCACCAGCATTTTGCTGAACAGTATATTTACTTGCTTGACTTACACGACACTTCCATCTGTCGAGAGAATAAGTTTGGTCTGTTGGTGTAAATGAAGCCCCCGCATTCCGTTGGTCAATCACCATTGCACCATTGATGATGCGGTTCTTGAAGCCCATTGAAGAAGCAGAATCAAACTGCCCTGCAAGGGATATACCCGTTGTTCCTGAGATTGTTATTGGCATTGTTTATTCCTTTGGATATTTGGTTTTAACCGCCAAGCAATCAGCAATGTACTTGTCAATCTGCGCTTGGTCACCTTTGACTACACCATCAAGGTAGTCTGTGATTGGTGGGTATTCAACTTGGCGCTTTGTTTTGTATGCATTAGGGTCAACCCATGAATTAACAATGTCTGAATCAACAGCAACTAAGTTACCAGTAGCATCAAAAGCGCCATCATCAGATACAAAAACAACTTGGGGATATAAAGCATAAACAGCGTTATGGTTCATGGTAAGTATTCCTTGATTGTTATGCGTGAAGCCATTACGCCACCAAAATATCTACTTCCAGCAAAACCATTAAATGTAGTTGTTCCTGCGGTGATGCCGCCTGCTCTTACTTTAAAGGTAGTTGCGGATGTAGTTCCTGCAGTCATTAGGTATTTAATCGTAATTGAAGTAGGCGCATTGGCTTGAAATGTATCATTCCAAGAAACAGCCAAAGCATTAGCCGTTGAATCTTGAAACAAGCAAACTGCCATGTAATTTGAAACGCTACTTCCCCCGCACCACAAAACATCAATTTCCAAAGTGCTGCTTGCATTTGTAGGTGTAATAGCACAAGTCATGTACTCATTACCTTCAGTATTCTGAGGTATGGTGTCATCAAAAGGAATTACAGTTGTTCCAGTTGTTAGGTTTCCATTTGGCACATTTACAATTTGAACTGGAAGTTTTCCCGAAGTTGTACTAAGCAATGTGCCTGTGTTTTGCGGCAACGTCAGCGTGAAGTCGCTGTTTGTATTTGGTGCTGCAATGGTCAGCGTACCTGTGCCGCTTGCGTTACCTGAAACTTTTACTAAACTCATGGTGTTACCTCTGTAAGTGCTGTTTCTGCATCTGCAAGTGCCTTAGCTTCTGCCTCTGCTAGCTGTGTCACCACTGCCGCATCATGTGTCGCTTGTTCTTCAACGGTGTACTCAACTTGTGTGACTACGCCTGTTTCGCAATTAACTATTGTTCTGTGTGTCATGATGTTTACTCGTAAAGAATGTTGATTGAACCAGAATCGAATGTATTCGTGCCGTTTACAGAGGTTATGCGTACTCGGTCGAGTGTGCCTGAGAGTGTTTTTCTACCACCGCCAAACATTGTGTAACTAACAGTCAATTCTGCCATGTGTGTTGCAACCCACAAATTTGTTGATGCATCTAATAAAGTGATAACAGCAGTACCTGTAACAAACAGTGATGGCTGTCCACCACCGTTGTCCAGAACATAACCAGTAGTCTCTGAGTTTGACGAACCAGCACCGCCATTGCTATAAGCACCAGTGCTAAGATAACCTGTGTTTTCAATACCGCCAGAGTCCCCAATTTGTATTAGCAGTCGAGAATTAACTCCAGCGGCACTTAAATTTTGAAACATCACCGTAATACGTTTTACCCATGATGGAATGGAAGTAAAGTCAATGCTTGTACCTGATGTAGAGGCAACAACAGTACCTGAAGTAATTACACTTGATGCCATTGCGCTTACCACCGCGCCTGTGATTGTTGGGCTTGTCAGCGTTTTGTTTGTCAAAGTCTGTGTGTCAGTCGTACCTACAACAGCACCTGCTGGATTACCTACACCTCCTGCTGGAAACGTAACGCCTGATGTACCACTAATTGTTGTTGCCATGATTTATCCTTAAAGAACAACCCAGTTACTACCGCTGGGAACTGTGACTGTGATGCTTGAGTTAATGGTGATTGGTCCTGTACTCATAGCGTTTTTGTTTGTAGTGATAGTATAGTTACTAGTAACAGTTTGACTGTTTTCATAAAACACATCATCAGTACCACCACCAGTAGCACCACCACTAGATACCCAATTGCTAGTAGTAGCGTTATAAACTTCTATTTTTCCAATGTCACTGTTGAATCCAGATAGACCAGCAGTAGGAGATGTTGGTCGAGTAGCAGTAGTCCAAGGGCCACCTACAGAACCAACAGACAAAGTTGCACGAGCAGAAAAAGTGTTGGCAGCACTAAAAGTATTAGCACCACTAAAGGTATTTGCTTCAGTTAGTTTAGGAAAATCGTTAAGAGAAGCAGCAACTAAACGAAGTTCAACTTTATCTCCAAGTGACCAGCTACCAGCTGTAGTTCCATCTTGAGCACGAACAATAGTAAATGTATCAGTAGAACGAGCTGTAACTTTAACAATTTCTATAGTACCTATTGTGTTAGTGAGAGTACAGTAAAAATAATCACTTGCAGTAAGAGTAGGAAACAAAGCACCAGTACCAGAAGCTACTGTTAAACTAGTAACAGAAGCATTAATACCTGAATCTAGTGTAGTTGCAGCATTGTTAGTAAACTTCATTCCCATGTTATAGGCTCCAGTTAAGTATTTATTCCAAAGTTATTGATAGCAAAACTATTCAAAACTGATGAGTTAGAAGGAATTGGGATGATGATAAACGAATCTGATTGTTCTGGTCTAGTAAAAGGAGGAACTTGCTTATCAGCCACACCATGTACAAAATCTTGGGGCTGTCTAGGTTCCCAGTCCCTGCTACAAACCATCAAGCCATCCCACCGCATTTGTAGTTCGCTGTTTTTAAACTTGCGACCACACTCATCACAGATGACATTCCATGACCCATTGTCCCATATAGATTTATAAGACATTATTGGACTACAGTTGTACTATACACTGGTAAGTCTCCTAGGGCAACCAAGGTACTTCCAGAACTAGTTGTTACAGTAACTACAAGACGATAAGTTACACCAGATACCCCGTTCTGTACTTGTTGATAAACCGTACTACTGACAATAGAAGTGCCTCCAGACAACAAGGCAGATGGATTAGCATCAACACCATCTATCACGAGTACAGAACAAGTAGATGTAGATAGAGTTTCTCCTGATGCCAACACCTGACTAAAGTCAAATGAAAGTGGTTTAATTTCAGTAACAAATTTATAGGAAAAAGCTTCAGCCATTTAAGTCATCCTGTTTTGTAACAACTACGTTTGTCTTTTTTGGTCTAGCTATTACAGCTGTAAACCCACCAAACACTTGTACTATAACTTTCTTTGTAGGGACAATTAAGGTGTCCACAATATTTGTCAAGACTCGGTAGAACTGACTTACAACAGTAGTATAGACTGTTGTTACTAATAACACAAATCTTGCTGTAACAGTAGTAATGTAAGAGGTTGTTGTGACTATAACAAGAAGAGTTGCATCTCTTGCTTTTAAGATTGTTGCACTAGAAATTATAGGAGTGATGACAATGTCTCTAAAGAAAGATAGAGCTACAGACACAGTAATAGTTGAAGCAACTGTTATAGACAGTACCCTATTAAAATAAAATCCAGAAAGTAATACTACATTACTAGTTACAGACAACACTATATTTTTAGATACAGCTATAGTAGGAAATACAGAATTAGTAGAAGCAACACTAACAAACTTACCAATAGACTTAACTAATTCCCCAATACTAATTGATGTAGTACTTAGGGTTTTTACTAATGCTTTTAAAATTGTAACTATAGAAGAGCTAGTAGTAGATATGTATTTTTCTACTGCTTTAACTATGCTACTTGTAGAGACAATAGAATTTGTAGACACAACTTTATCTACTACACGAATACTAGATGCTGTAGAAATAGAAGAAAAAGAAAAGCTTTTAACAATGCTATTTACTAGAACTACAGAACTAATAGCTGTAAAACTTAGTTGCTTAGCAATGCTAACAAGCTTAGTAGCCGTACTAGTACTTGTAACAGATCTAATAGCAGCAACACCTTTAGCTATTGTAAAAGTGCTGCTACTAGAAGCTGTTATTACTTGAAGGTATTGGTTACCACCAGACCCATTGAGTACTGCTGCATTGACTGCATAAGCATTAAGAGACATATAAACTTGTCTCCAGTTTTAAATCAACTAAATTGAGTCTTAAAGGTGAATTGAATTGAATCACCTGAAGTCAAATTGATTGTTGAAAAATCACCTTTGACAAATAAATTGCCAGAACTAACAGCATCAAATAAACCAGCATTGGTAATAGCAAGAGTACCACCAGCAGTCTGAGTACCAACAACTTGATAAGTATCGTTAGTTACAGTTGTAGTTTGTTGTGTGCTAGTACCAGTTTGACGAGTACCTGTTTCTGTAAACAATGTTGTATCAGCAACAGCAGTTGTACCAGCTCCCGTACCATACGCAACATACACAGGTTCTGTACCACTACCTTTAATGCGATTAGTTACGATTGCTTTACCAGCACTTACAAGGAGAGTAGCCATTTTTTAATACTCCAAAAAATACGTTTGAGGGGATTTTTGTGCCAATAACTAACAATACCAAGGTGCTCTACAGTACCGTCAACACGAGTGATGACAACACTAATCTGAGCCTCTTTAGCATTACTAGGAACAATCATCTCAGCCATTGTTAAACCCTATCAGATTTATTGTCTAGCTTGTCAAAGATCTTTTCAATCATCTTCTTAAGTTCTCGAATGTCTTCTTTGTAGTCATCTTTAGAGATGTACTCTTTAGGAAGATCTTCTCTTAACTTAGCAAGATCAATTTTAAGTTCTTTAACAGCAGTCCACAGTTCACGGGCAAACCAGCCCGTGACTGAAGATATAAGTACCAAACCAGCATTTAAAAGACTTTGGTATTCCATTACAGATTTGCACCTTGCTTAACAAGCCTTAAGATAATAAGAAATGTCTGTGTACCAGATGCGTAACCTGTAGTTAGAATATTGATAGTCCCTGTTTTACCAGTTCCTGAGTTGTTAGTTAGTCCACCTAACTCTTTTAGAAAAGAAAGTCCAGATCCAACAAGAGGTACAGCCACAACATCAGTTGTAGCATCCCACAATAGTTGTACTGCTAGTTGAGAACCAATAACATATTCAATGTGATCAATCCTCACTTGTTCTGGAGTTGGACCAATACCACCCTGATTAATGCTAGACATTGCAAGAGCAGCAGTAGAAGCTAGGTTACCAGTATCTAGTATTCCTACCAGTTTTATAGATACGTTGCGTGGTCCTTCTTCAAGGATTTGAGTTGTAAATGAGTTAGCCATGTGACTCTCCTAATTAATAGGCACGAGTTTGGGCAGACAACATAAAGTCAACAATCATATCCGCAGTAGTAGGTGCGGTGACAGCAGCCTTACAACCAAAACCTGCTCCCATGTTTGTAGCATTGGGGAATGTAGCAGCCGTAGTACCAGTAGAAATTCCCACATCAACAGAACAAACTTTTGCATCATTTACAAAAACATCAATGTTGCCTCTACCATCATAGTACCAACCAAGTTTAATAAAAGTACCACTAACAAGAGTAGCAACAGTTGTAGTAGCAGTTGAGTAAGCAGTAGCAGCTAATGAAGCACTACCTTTACGAACAACAAAAGTAATTGCTGAAGAACCAGCAGCTTTGTTAAAGTAAATGCCATCAGTAGGAGTAAGAGCAGCAATAGAAGAAGCTATACCAACTAATAGTTGATCGTTAGCAGCAGTAGTAGCTTTAAATGCAGTGTAGAACCAAGCTACTTGGGTAGGAGGAGCAGTAGCAGTAATTGTGTTAGTAGCAATGTTGAAATTAAGTGGATTATTTTGAATAGCACCAATGTCACTAGTAACACTAGAAGCACCACCAACTGTAGAAATTATTCCACCATTACCAACAACTAAACCAATAGTTTGATGGGATGTAGTGTTAGTTACAGTAAAGTCAGCAGCAACATATTGGAAAAAATCTTCAAAGTCTAAAGAGACATCTGTAGGATCAGGAAGAGGAAATTGACCTAATGTAGAACCAATTGCTTGTGTAGATACACCAGCGGGGAAACGGGTAGGAGAAGCCATGATAAATCCTTTGACGTTGTTTAAGTTAAACAACGCTCTATTGCTAGAGCGTCATTGGAGTACTGCATTCTATATTACATTTTCTTTTTGTACATAGCTATTTTTGGAGTCATCTTTTTAGTCTCCATCATTTTACTTCCAGCCATCTTCTTAACAGGAGCTGCTTTTTTAGATGCTGCTGCTGGTGTCATCATTCTCTTTTTTTGTAATCCGTAAGCCATGATAAATTTCCTTTATAAAAAGAACCCCCTCTTTTTAAGGAGGGGGCTATTACTAACAACAATTAAGGACCATTAGAACCAAATAAAGCACGAGGATCAGACCAACCGAAACTATAACGCTCGTAGCCTTTAGCTTTAGCATTCATAGTATCAAAGTCATTGTCTTGATCAAACGTAACAGCATGGCGCTCATAGTACTTCAAACCAGTACCACCAGGAATAGTGTTACGGATAAACCAAGCGTGAGGGCTTGTAAAGTAATGATTCACTTTGAAACCACCTGGAATGTAATTGCCAGATTTAATGACGTTGATGTCATTGTTGGCATTACCTGTTTGGTACTCTGTTTGCAAAATGCGTTGAGCATTAAACACTTCTTGACGAGCAATGTGCAAGCTATTTGGTTGAATAGCGACTAACAAACCACGGTCATTTGTAAAGCCCATAATTGCAACCACTGCATCTTCCAAAGAAGCCTCAGATAAGTCAACATCAACTGCTGGCTTGTTAGAGAACGTACCACCTGAAGTATTTGGGTGGGCGGTAGAGCACAAAGCTACACCATCACCACCTAAATACGAAGCATTAAAAGCACGGTTGTACACGTTAGCAGCAATGTTTTCTTTCGTTTGACGGAAAGACATAGCCAATGCAGCGGCACGTTTTTTAGATACTTGCTCATACAAGTTGTCGTCCATTTCTTCTTTAGTCACTATATAACCCATTGCGTATGCAACGTGTGTATAGCGAGTTGTGAAGCCTTGGATTTCAGAGTCATAGGCAGTGCCTTGACCTTCAGACTTAACTGGCACTAGACCGAAGCCAGACAATTGAACGTCTTCTTCGTAGTTCATGTTAGAAGTGTCTTTATCAAACAAATCTACATACTCTTCTTGGTGCTCATCGTAAGTTTGTCCCCACCAAGCTTTAATGCCAGGCCATAGTGCCTTGGGATGCGATGCGGTAGTAATAACTCCAGCCATGATTTATCTCCTTAATTAAACAGCAAGGTAATTCACGACAGTGCCAGAAGCAGAGCCGATAGTACCGTATTCGTGATAATTGAATTTGCACAACACACGGACATAAGGACTAGCTGCGCTAGTTACTTCGTTGTCACCACGTTGTACAGCACCCAACATTCGGATTGGCAAAGTAGCCGTAACTGCTGGTCCAGTAAGAACCATATCAGAGAAAGGCACACCATTAGCCAAAGATGTTTGGTTAGCAGCGGAGATAGTCACAGCAGCGTTCATAGAAAGCTGAGCTTGAGTAGCACCAGTGCTATCAAATTGAGCTTCGAACAAGACGAAAGGATCATCCACAACATAGACATAACGCACACTAGTACGAGTACCAGCAGCAATGTATGCCTTCTCTAAAGACAAAGAGTTACCAACCAAGCTCACACCTGGATCAGCAACACGAATGCCCACAATAATACCTAGAGGCAAAGCAGAAGTAGTAGTTGCACCACCCCACTTTTGGATGTTACGAACACCATTGCTGTCCGCACCAGATCTAGACATTACACAATCACCGATTGCATAGCTATTGGTAGTGTCAGCAGTAGGGATAGCATAGAGCCGACCCTGCTCATTCCACTTGCCACCTAGCAAGTTACCAACAGGACTAAACCCGTTAGCTTTATTTACGTTAGCCATTTAAGACTCCTTTAAAACATTAGTTAAGTTTGATTCCACCACTGGGAGTATAGAACGAGGAGTTTTCTCCAGTGATCTTACCCTTACGAATAGCGGCATCAATGAGATTGTTTTTACTTTGAAGTTCAGCTTGATCTTCCTCATGCCATTCTTGCCGAATCTTCATTAGATAACCGTATTGCTCCGTACCTTCAGCACGGGGATTTACTAGATATCTAATTCTTTCTCCTAGGTCACCATTACGGCTAACCACATTCTCACTCACGCCTCCAACTTCATCTGGTCTTACAAACTCATAGCCATTATCCATAGCTGATTGTATGCGCCCACCTTTATCTGTAAAGACGTGTAGGTGATAACCATCTATCTGTGTTCGGACACTTATCTTAGCTTCTGTGCCGTTAAATACATTACGGCGTTTTCGAGTTAGAGAACCACCCTCTTCAGTTACAACAGTTGTAGAAACTTCTTCTTTTGCTGCTGCTTTTTCAAGAAGACGATCACGTTTTTCAAACTCATTTAGTGCGCGGGGCATAGTGTATTTCCTTTTAAGTTTAAGTTAAGAATCAATTCCAGTCAAAGTCAGCTACATACTGTTCACGGGTCATAAGCTTTTGCTTAACAAACCGATCACAAGCAGTTTTTGCTTCAGGTGGTAAGTTGTCATAGGTTTGAGAGTTCCCACTACTACGACTAGTTCTTCCTGAACCAGACTCAACTCGACTAGTTGGACTTTGTTTCTTTTCGTTACCAAACTTATTTGGAAACTCTTCTGCTAACACTTCATCAAGCTTTTCTAAAAATGGTTGGCCTTTAAGACCTGGAAACTCTATACGAAGACTTTCACCAATACCATTAACAATACTAGTCATACGCTTATCTTGACCAAACCAAGTATTGCGATCTAACCAAGACTGTAGTCCTGGGTCAATAACAGTATCTATTTGAGGTGTAGTCGGCGCTTTGTCAGCATCTTTAACAGCTTGTTTAGCTCCCTTGAGTTCGTCTTTAGCTTGGTCTAACGCATCATCTAGAGCGTTGACTTTCTGTCCATCCCCATCGCTAATAGCTTGAGCACGGCTTTCTTTAATATCTTGAATACGTTGTTCGTACTCTTGAGCCTTACGCTCGTAAGATTCTTTCTGAAACTTCTTAAACTCTTCTGCTGCTTCTCGAAATTCTTTAAGTTGTTCTTTTGTAGCGTTTAGGTCTTTGACAAGATTCTCGTTATTCTTTCTCAAAATAGGAAGAATCTCTCGACCACGCTTTACAAATGTTTCAGCATCTACCCAATCAGACTCATTTCCTCGGTAGCGTTCTTTTGAAACCCACCCTTGAGATTCAGCTTCTTGGACAATTTCTGGAGCAACTTCGTTATTAGTAACATTTTCTTCACTCATATCTTACTCCTGTTTTTAAACTTGTGTCAATCAAACTTTAGCTAGGTATGGATCAACTAGATCTACGTCACCATCTAAGGTTCCCGTAACGTCTTTATCGTTAATCATTCGGTACTGAACCCTATCTTTACCAAGATAAAGCAGACCAGCATACTTAGCAAAAATAATCTTGTCCCCAACTTTGCACCAGGGTGCAGGCTCATCGGCGTAGCAATCATTGCCCATAGCAATAACTACTCCTGTGGTGTTACCCATCTGTTCTCGGTCTTTGTAGTTACCAGTGGTAATCACAATACCTCCATCAGATGTGTCTTTGATTTCTTGGGGTTTAACCAAGACTCGCCAACCAACGGGGTTTATTCCTGACACATTACTCATAGCTAACTTCTTTCTTTTGGGTAAATTCAAATAAGTCTTCGTACTCAAGATTAAGAATAATTGCGATTGCTCGACATCTACCTTTAACTTCAGCCTCATCCTCAAATGAACTACTGATTAAACCTTCTTTCATTGTTTCTCTGTCGTCTGACAAAAGCTTCATCAAACGTTTAGTAACTGGATGATGTTTCCATTCATCAAAATTACTAGGGCTTACTGGCTCCATTCTTTCTCCTTTAGTTACATTGGTAATTGCGGCATCTCTTGTTCTGGCATTTGTGGTTGCTCTTCTTGGATTTGTTGCTCTGGTTGTTCTTGCATTATTCTGTCGTAAACAGTATTCATAGTTTTAATGGAACTAAGAACACCTTCACGGCGTTCACGCTGCAAAGCAATTGTTGAATTAATTTCTTGGATACGCATTTTTTGACCTTCAGTAGCAACACCAATTTTAATTGCTTGTGCTTCTGATTCTAGTTTTTGAATGTAAGCTTGGTTTAGTTCTGCTTCGCCCATAAGTTTTAACAAACCTAGCTTCAAAGTTAGTTGATCAGAAGCTTGTTTAGCTTGGACTTTAAGCTGTTCAATTTGAAGCTTGGGATTAACAGAAGGAGGTATAGCGTTAGGACCTTTGGGATCAGGAAGAATTTTGTCAATATTTGTAACTTTAATTGCTTTTAAAAATGCAAGTTCAGCCTCGTAGCTGTTGTACAAACCAGGACTTGCAGCAACACGACTTGCAATAGCCATTGCTTGATTCAAACGTTGGGCATCAGATGTAATGCTTGGATCAGCAGTAGGCATCACATCAGTTACAGGACCATCGTAATCACTGGCTAATACAAGGCCAGCACCTACAGTGTTAGATACATACGGAGTATTTTCTGTAATAAAAATTTGGTTCAAACGATACAATTTGCGAAACTCTTGCTTAAGACTGCGGTGAGTACGTTTAAAGATTCCATTAAAGATCTTCATTCCCTGCTCAGCCATAGTACGAGTAGTTTCAGCAGGAGTATTTTGACCAGGGTTCTGACCAGATAAGATGTCTACTGATCCACCAATACGTTCACCATAGTTAATGAGTAGGTTAAGTAACGTAAACATTACTTGGGAAGGTTCACGAACTGGAAGAGGAACGATGCCTTTACGTAAGTCATCACCAGTAGTATCTACGTGCTTCCACTCCATTGGGTTGAAGGCGTAATTACCACCACGAAGCTTAATACCACGGCTAAGAAATCCACCAGCAGTATTAGCCATAGTTCCCGCATCAACCAATTGATTGATGATGGTGTTGATTGACTCGTTGAGTGGTCCAAGAAGAACTCCAAAACCTAGATCGTAAAAACCTCCATCAGGAGATGGAACAAAAGGATACTTAGTAAAGTACTGCTCTGCTTTGATGCTTAAGATAGTGCCTTTATCATTGCGCTCAATATCAGTTTCGGTGTATCTAGCGACAATACGAGCAACTTGTTTGTTGTCTCTACGTACATAAACAATGTATGGTTCAGCATACCCGTCATCATCAAAGTCAATGTGGCAATGATGTTCTAAAAATTCAATTGGAGTACTAGAGTCATTGGGTTCTGGTGGATTCAAACCTTGGGCTTTATCTTGAGCAGTTTGTAGTCCACTGCCCATAGCAACATATGACCCATACTGTTGACGACCTTCAGATACATCTAACCACAATCCACGAGCAACACGTTCATAAACTTCATTTTTAGTCATTTGAAGAATGTGAGTAATACGACTAGCTGTCTCTAAACTTTTAGTCCAGTAGTTAACTACTAAATCTTTAGCTAGTACATTCTCAGAGATGTTGTGGTTTTTAACTGGATCAAAATAAGTTTTCTTAAAAGCACAACCAATAATAGGTTGAGTGATAAGAACTTTGTCCATCTCTGATTCCCAATCTTCATCTTCTTCAAGGACTTGATAACTCATGTGCTGTTCAACACGAGTAGAACGAAGAGAACGTAATCCATCTTTATCATCACCAACAACACGACACTTCACAGGAAGATCACTGTCAATAAGAACAGGATAACTACGAGCATGGTATTGCAATGCAGCAATAGTGATAAGAGGAAATTTAACGTTAGAAGCGTTAGCCCAAGGAAAGTTTTTAGTTTCAACTACTTGTAAGGCAAGTTTTAAAGAGGCTTCAGTTCGTTTTTCCCAACTAGAGCGTGATAGCAAATCGTTATCAAAATCTTTTACACATTGAATTCCAATAGTTATTAGATCCTCTTTGCCAACAAGATTGGCAATATTAGGCTCATACATGAGGTCATCAATGTTAAATTTATCTTTTAGGTTCATAATTAGTATCCACAAATAGTAGAACGACCCAAATCTACCACATTATTTTCACGAACATAAGCCCCGTACTCTTCTTCTTCCAACTCTTTTTCGGTTGGAGCTTCCCACATCCTATCAAGCATCAATCCCAAGTATGCCCAAGCGTCTACTTGGTCATCGTGCTTATCTCTAGGAAATCTAAGAAGTTCATCCTCAAAGTTTTGATACCAATCAGCATCTTTATCAAACTTACAAGCCCCACTTCTCATACGAGCTTGAATGCTTCTAGCACGGGTTAACTTATCACCACTAGGCTTGAGCAAAATGGTGTTAATGAATTCCCCCCGCTTAAGCATTTCCTCATTAAGATAGGGACCAATTGCTTTTTGGATCGTTCCCTGTTCGAGTCCAAAGAGTACGGGCTTATAAATCTTTTGAATCATTAAGATTGTATCTACAATTTCCAAGGCGTCCATACGATCTTTAATTACGTGTTTGCAGTATAGCTTTCCTTCTTCATCCATACCACCTACTACAAAAGCAGAATAATCAGCCCGTTGGGATTGGGATACAGCCAAGTCACAAGTAGCGTAATACACTAAGTTTTTCTTTTGGTCTTCTGGTTTTATAGGTACAAAGTCAGTCTTCTTAAAAAAAGTATCAGTAATATCCAACGGAATATTGAGCATCTCTTGAGAATAAACATCAGCTAAACCTTGCCTTACATAGTCATCTTTTTGCATCCTGAACTCTTGAGAAGTTTTCATTTCAGGCCAAAGAAGGATTTTAAAGTCATCAGTATGAGCACGATACTTGACAGATCTCCAAGGCAAAACGTTAGTAGAATATTCTTTTAAGTCTTCTTTGATAAGGCTTTTAACTCCTCGATGAGAACTTAATAAAGAAGCTGGCATTAGATTTTCAAGCAAACTATCTAAGTGCAAGATAGTGCCTACTATCCTTATTTTCCCAGTAGATGATACACATGGGATAAGAGCACCATAGAACCAACGCTTAAATTTTTGACGCCGATCCTTGTTCATAACGATCTCATCGTTCTCCATATCATCACCGATGATGAGGTCTGGACGAAGGTTAGCCCACTTTAATCCACGTAACTTTTGTTCAGAACCTTTAGCTTGAATACGAAATGTCCACCCATCTTCCATCTCAACAATCAAGTCATCTTCAGTATCTTTAGGAAAACCCTTAACCCCAAACAAAGAGCGCAGATCATCGTTATCCAACAACTCTTTTTTAATATCTCCTAAGAACTGCACGGCTTGGGTGACAGTATCTGAAACAATAAGAGCGTACCTAGATTCTCTAAAAAGAACAGATGCTAGGGTATAAGCATGGGTTACGGCTGTACTCTTAGCGTGATAACGAGGAGCAGCTATAGCAACTTGCTTGCTGTTACTAGTAACAAGTTCCCATATTTCTTTATGGAAGTCTGGGGTAGCGGCAGGTTGTATTGCAAACACGTAATCAAACAACGAATGGATGCTTTAGAAATTGTCGATACAATTCTGATGATTCAAAAGATTTATAAGCCCGTACTCTTTGGACTTGAACAAGGTACGATTCAGAAAGCTATAGGTCCCT